GACAGCGGCGGTTGTCGGGTATTCCGCTTACAAAGCTGGCGAGGCATTTGGGGATGCCATTTCTTCTGCCTTAAGTGATACGGACAATTCGTCCGATGACTGACTTCGACTGGATGGACAAGACTTTTGCCCAGCAGCAATGGACGCCAGAGAGGCGGCAATATGTAATGGACCAGCTTAACAAGGGCAGAATCATTCCAGATATAGCTATGGAGCTTAAAGTGGCTCCGGGCCAGTTACGATCGGCTATGCGGTATTACGGTCATATTGAGTCTAAATCTCAAGCTAGAAGGAAAAAGAAATGATTGACATTGAAGCTATGGAGCGCGATCCTTGGTCGACGTGGCCCGTTGACAAAGGCGACATTCGGCGGCTTGGCAAAGCGCTGCAGGAAATGGAACGTGCAGCGAATGAGCAATTCCAACTCGCGCAAAGGCACAGTCGAGCACTGATGGAAATACTGCATATTGACCCGCGCGATGGGGGTGCGGCGCAAAAAATGTGGGATGTAGCGTTTGCAGAATTAAAGAAGGAACCGAAGTGATGAGACGTGTGTTCATGATGGTATTCGTCAATTCCGTGATGATTTTCGGTATGGCCGCAATATCGCTTCTGGTGCTATTCGCTGTACATTAGCTTCCGTCAGCACTTGACACGGTCCTTTGAGTGTGGTATGGTCTTTTTGTAGACTCTAGATAGGAGATGAAGATGCAACTTGAACTGCCGATGTTTTCCGTGTGGCATAAATGCCTCGACATTGCGAATTACCCGCCAAGTAATGAGCCCTGCGATGCTGCCAATATCGAATTGTGGTCGCTTTGGTGCAGGATGAAAAATCGCCCATTGGCCAACACTTGGGGCTTGTGGACAGAGAAAGACGTAGTCGATTGGGTCAATGCGACGATCGCTTTCGAGAATTCTGGTGACGAACTTGAGGAGACGATCGATGGCATTTGAGAACAAAGACCTGACCGGCGCGATGTTTAAAAACGAATACAAGCAGAAAGAGAGCCAGCCAGATGCTACCGGCACTTGCCGTATCAATGGCATCGACTACAAGATCGCTGCTTGGAATCGCACCACCAAGAGTGGCACCCGCATGGTGTCGCTCGCCTTCACTGAAGTTAATGAAGCTCCTGCTATCAAAGATGGCAAGATCGACATCAATGACGAGATTCTGTTCTGATGGCTAAGTTCAGAAAGGCGTTCATCCCCAACCCGGTGGGCCGGTTTGATGACAAGTTGTCCGAACTTGCGGACGAAGTCATTCCGGTCTGCCCGACTCCGATATACGACACTCTCATCGATGACGACGACATGTTGTCTGCGTATAAGAATCGTATATCGAAGATACTTGACGATTTCGATCCCGAATTGGACGTCATGCTCGATTATGGCGACCCTCTGATCTTCGCCATGATGATCTACTATCTGGCCGACAACGACAAAATCACTGTCGGCAGGTACAACCGCAAGACTGAAAGATACGTTTTCCACGTCATTTGCCCGTGGTGGAACCCTGATGGAGATGAAGATGAACGATATGTTGCCGCCAAACATTAAAGAGCTGCGCGAAGCTGAGCAGAAGATCGACGAGATCAATGGTCTTCTTGGCAAGGTCGACGCTGCGCTCGACGATTTGCGTGATCTTGGCCCGCGCGAAGTGTTGGCCCCTGCGGCCACTCACTACAAGAACTTGGTCGACCTTGAGAATCTTATCGAATCGATGAGGCTGAAGGTCTACCATATCAAGAATGGCTACCAGTTCCACGTGATGCCGCCGCTCTTTCATGACGCGTCGGTAGACACGGTGAAGACGCTCAACGGGTACACCGTCAACATATCGGACGACGTGTCCGTCAGCATACCCGCCGATCGCAAAGGTGACGCCTACGATTGGCTCGACAAGAATGGATACGGCGATATTATCCAGTCAACAGTCAATTCATCGACGCTCAAAGCAACGGTGAAAGGAATGTACAAGGACGGTGTCGTTGTACCGGAGGACGTGTTTAAAGTCACGACGCTGAAGAAGTATCGTGTCTATCAGTCCTCGCGCAAATTGCCCGAAGCTGCCGGGGGAGGCTAGGGTAATTAATCAACATCCCCCAATCAAGCAGTAAAGCAGAGAAGGAAGCATATCATGGCAAAGTCAACAGCAGTTGCGAAGGTAAATGAAGAGTCAACGGCGGTGGTCCTGCCGGATTTCATGAAGGCAGACGCCGGTCTGGGTATGGAGGGCGTCGATCGCTCCTCGATGTCCCTGCCCCGCATCTCTCTGATGCATCCGACTAGTGGCCCGGTCACCAATGGTGAAGTGAAGTCGGGTAATTTCTACCACTCGACCCTCAAGGAAGACTTGGGCGAAGAGATCGTGGTGATCCCGGTCTACGCTGAAACCGGCTACACTTTGTGGGACCCCAGTGGTGAAAATGGCGCTCCTCTTGCGCGTGGTCGCAAGAATGAGAAGGGCGTCTGGGTCTGGGACCCGTCGCACACCAAGTTCGAAGTCATGATCAATGGCAAGAAGGAAGTGTGGGACACCAAGGGGTCGATTGCGGAGAGCAAGCTCACCCATTGGCCCAAGGGCAACCCGCCCCCTCCGGGCAAAGAGACGCTGAACTATCTCGTCATCCTGCCCGAGATTGGCCCTCACGCTCTTGGCGTGATGTCCTTCAGCAAGTCGTCGTTCCCGGTCGGCACCAAGCTGCGCGATAATATCGCTCTGCGGGCGTCCGGCGGGCCGTCGTTTGCCCTCAAGTACAAGGTCGCCGCTACTACCACCACTGCCAAGAACGGCAAGAAGCACCTCATCCCTGCTTTCTCGTTCGTGGGTGTGAACAGCGACGTTAGCGTCTACACGGCTTGCAAGGACTTGCACTCCCGTGTTCGCGACACTGGCCTTTACGGTATGGCCGAAGACTCCGATCACAGCGAAGGCGACGACGCTGCTGCCACGACGGATTACTGACGCCTAGGACGTGGTGAAGATGTTTCTCCATTCGTCTTCACCATAGCCGGACTCCGGGGGCGTAGTGTCCCCCGGAGCTTTTCATTCTAAATTAGAGATAGAAAATGAGCACCATTGATGATGTGTCGAATAAGCTTTCCCGTGCCAACACAGTCGTCATTGATGTTGAAACCAATGGTCTCGACTGGCGAAACAATCATATTGTCGGGTATGTCTTCACTTTCGGTAGTAATCCCGACGACAGTCACTACTTACCAGTTCGTCATGAGAGTGGCCCGAATCTAGACGCTGGCCGCGTTCGATCAATGATCTTGTCCCACATGGATCGACCCCGCCATTGGATCGGTCACAATCTGGCATTCGATCTTGGCTTTCTCCATGCAGAAGGACTCACACTTAACGGCACCTTCGAAGACACGATGATCAACGCCGCCCTCCTCGATGAGTTCAGGCGGTCCTTCTCTCTGGAGAATTGCGCTGATGAAGCCGGTGTGCAATCAAAGAAGGCAACGGAAATCAAGCAGCACATAGAGGCGTATTTCGATGATGATTTTGGCCGCAATTATATGGGTCAGTATTGGCGTTTACCTGCTGATGACGAAGTAGCAATTGCTTACGCCGTTGGTGACGGCACGACCACTTGGCAGTTGTGGGTAGAACAGACCCGACAGATCGAAGAGCAGAATCTTGGGAACGTGCACAGCGTGGAGTGCCGGGTGATACCGGTCCTCAACCGCATGACCATGCGTGGCATTCGCATCGATGTCGATCGGGTTCACCGTTTGCGGGTGGTGATGCAGGAATCGCTCGACAAGGCGCAACAGTCTCTGGGAGAGGAAATCAACGTTAATTCGCCAGCGCAGATTCACAAGCTCCACGAGAAGCACGGTGAGAGTGGGTGGCCGTTAACACCGACCGGCAAGCCATCGTTTCCGGAAGAATACCTGCGCACCACCGAAATTGGTCGCAAAGTGATCACCGTGCGCAAGGCCAAGCGTATGCTCGAAGCGTTCATTGACCCGATGATCGATCGGCACATGTACAAGGGTCGCGTCCACGCGTCGTTTAATCAGCTGCGCGGCGACGAGTTCGGCACAGTTACTGGCCGTCTGTCATCGTCCAATCCGAACTTGCAGCAGGTGCCGAAGCGCGATGAAGAGGCGGGCGTCCTCTTCCGGTCGATCTTCTTGCCGGATGACGGTATGATATGGGGTTCTGCTGACTACAGCCAGTGCGAACCACGCTTGCTCGCCCATTATAGCGGGTGCAAGGTGCTCGTGGACGGCTACACTCAACAGCCGTCGGTCGATGCTCATACCGCCGTGGCCAATGCCGCCAACATTGACCGCCAGTCCGGCAAGCGCCTGAACCAAGCACTGCTCACTGGAGCTGGCGCTAAGAAGGCAGCATCGATGCTGGGCAAGCCCATGGACGAAGCCATGGAGATTGTGAATCAGTACTTCAAGTCGATGCCTGAAATTAAGACTATACAGGCTGAGGCTTCAGCGGTACTCCGCAAGAGGGGATATGTGATGTCGATACTTGGTCGACGCTCAAGGCTCGAAGCACCCGGCTTCGAATACAAGGCGGTTAATCGGCTGCTGCAATGCTCGAACGCGGACATGATCAAACTATCCATGGTGCGCATTGATGAAATGTGCCGATCGCTGGGCGACATCGATATGCTGAATAACGTGCACGACAGCTTGGACTTTCAGTACACGCCCGACCGCGAGAAGGCGTACCGCGAAGCGCTCGAAATCATGTGCGATTTTCCGCAAATAAGAGTGCCGATCGAAATCGAAGAAGACTCCGGCCCCGATTGGGCATGGGCGTCTTACGGCGAGAAGTCGTGGCGCAAGATCATGGCCGACAAGGGCATGCTATAACGTCAAGACTTGACAGGCAGTCAACGGTGTGATTGGGTGCTCATATGACAAGTGAACTTAAGATACAATCACAGATAATGGATGACGCGCGAGCACAGCGAACCGACGTTTTCGCGATGAAAATGTCTAACCACTTCATGAGTGGGATCCCGGACCTGATCATCAAAGTTCCGGACCACGAAGTGATCTTCGTCGAGGTGAAGAAAGGAGAGGTCGGCAAGGACGGCATGGTAGCGATCAACACCACGCCTTTGCAACGCCAGATAATGAGGAAGATGAAAGAATCCGGACTGCGTGTTGAAGTTTGGGTCGTCATTGAAGATGATAACGAATTGGCAATGCTGCGCACAGTGCCTGAGGCCACCAAAGTACTGTGCAAATTGAACACGTTACCACGCAGAAAACGGGGCGTTGGTTGGCCAATAGAAGATTTCCTTAGAAAGCCTGTGAGAGGATAAAATGAGCGAATTCCTAAAGTATGGCAAGGCGTCGGTCCTGATCGACGGACAATTTGGCAGCACCGGCAAAGGTCTGGCCGCTGCGTACCAATGCGAGCGCAGCGAAGTAGACTGGCAACGCGTGATCTGCACGACCAACGCTGCACCCAATGCGGGCCACACCACCGTCCTGCCGAATGGCCGCAAGTTCATCACGTTTCACCTGCCCACGATGGCCGTGATGCGTAATGAGCCATCTATCTTCCTTAATGCAGGTGCAATTATCGACCTCGACATGCTGCGCGACGAATTGCGCGACATGGGCGTTGACCCAGCTCGCGTAACTGTCCATCCGAACGCGGCGATCATTACCGAAGAAGACAAAGAGTACGAGAAGAACAAGGAGTCCGGAGCGACCAAGATCGCATCGACCCAGAAGGGTGTGGGTCGTGCTCAGGCTCGCAAGATCATGCGCGAAGGCGTAACGGCAAAAGACGTGACATCCGAATTGTTAGCAATGGGCGTCCGTGTCGGTCGCGTCGAGCTTAACGAAGCGATGTCGATGGGAATGGCCGTGATGGTTGAGACGGCGCAGGGCATGGGCCTGTCGCTCAACAACGGCTTTCACCCGCATTGCACCTCTCGCGAAGTGTCGGTCAGCCAATCATTCTCCGACGCTGGTATCCATCCCAGCTACTTGCACCAGACGCTCATGGTGGCCCGCACCTTCCCGATCCGCGTCGGCAACATCGTGAACGAGGACGGCACAGTAATCGGGTACTCCGGTGGCGTCTACCCGGACCAGAAGGAACTCACGTGGGATAGCTTCCCCCACATTGAGCCGGAGCGTACCACGGTTACGAAGCGCGTTCGTCGCATCTTCACGTTTTCGCCGCAACAGTATCGCGACGCAACATCTCGTCTGCGCCCCGACATTGTGCATCTGGGGTTCTGCGACTACCTTGCGGACGAGAAAATGCTTGAGAGCCTGATCCTGCATATGCGGGCCGCACACTCCTATTATGGGACGTCCCCTGAAATCCTGTGCTCATTTGGACCCTGCACAACCGACGTGATCAGTGTCGGTGAAGCTTACGATCGTTTGCGGGGTCGGTAATGCGTGATGAGGCCAGACTGTTCGCTGAAGCCATGGAGCGTAAGCTCCAAAAGAGAGACGGGTACGGTGGGTGGCGACACTTGCCCCTCGAATACCTGCGTGAGAAGCTGCAAGCAGAGGTGCGGGAACTCGAAATATCGCTCAAGTATGAACCGACAGATGAGGTAATGAATGAGTGCGTCGACGTTGCCAATTTCTGTATGTTCATCTGGGACATCCTCTCTCAAGGTGGAGACGATCGATCTGGCCTCGTTTCTAGAGGAGGCAAAGATGACGTACACTCCGGTTAAGCCCTTCGCGCAGTCATGGCGCGATATGGCACATATCCCCCGCTGGGTGATTCTGCGCAAAAACCGCCAGCAGAACTTGGCTGAACATTCGTACTACGTGACTCTGTATGCCGACCAAGTGGCCCGGTTGATTGGGTGGCGTGGCAATTACGGCGATCTTATGCGGTATGCCCTGTTGCACGACATCGATGAAACGATCACTGGCGACATACCCGGCCCCGCAAAACGGGCTGCGTGGGACAAGACGAGGGCAGAGGAGCGCATCGAGCGCGTCATGACGGCCAAATATGGCTTGGATGTCATCGATGCCCGCTCGTCGGCCACGAGAGAGGTCCGCGCAATAGTGTCGGTAGCGGATGCGCTCGACGAGGTCTGCTATTTGCTGGAGGAGATAATGTCGGGCAACACTTGGGTTCACACCGTGTACGGCGAGGCGTTTGATCGCCTTGCCTCTCGCTGGCAATGTCTGCCCGGTGACCCGGATTTCATCGAAGAGGTGTGGCATAAGCACATCTTCGATCTCCATGCTGAGCAGACCAAGCCGCCAGTGTTGCTGGAGGATATGCTATGACTTGGCCGTTTAATATGTCGCCACTACCGGTGCAGGAGAAAGCCCTGGAAGTCGCGGACGAGAGCACCGGATTTGCATTCTTTATGGACCCCGGCATGGGCAAGACTGGCACAGTGATGGCAGAGTTCACGAACATGGAGAAGAAAGGCATAGTCGACCTTCTCTTCGTGATTTGCCCAAATAACTTGCGGGCCAATTGGAAAGTCGAGGCAGAGAAGATGGGCTTCGAGTACGAAGTCGCCATCTACCCGGAGCCCCCGCCCAAAGTCGGCATGTGGGTCATCAATTACGAGAAGATCATATCGACCGCATTTGACTCTATCTATGCCGTGCTCAAAAAGCGCCAGTTCTACGGAGTCTGTGACGAGAGCCACCGTATCAAGAACTTCAAGGCCAAGACGTCCAAGGCGATTATCTTCTTATTCGACTTGGCGACCATCAAGCGAGTGATGACTGGTACGCCTCTCGCCAACAACGTTGTTGATTTGTGGTCACAGTTGCGGGCGATTGGTAAGCACGGAGCGCACCGCAGCCCTTACACTTTCCGCAACCGCTACGGTGTCATGGGCGGGTGGATGGGCAAGCAGGTAGTCGGTACGCAGCGAGAAGACGAACTGCGCGACATTCTCAGTTATTGCACGTTCAGGGCCAAGAAAAAGGAATGGATGGCGTCGCTGCCACCCAAAGTGTACCAGATTCTTGGCTACGAAATGAACGCTAAGCAGAAACAAGCGTACAATCAGATTTATAAAGACCGCTTTCTCGCGGTAGACGATGGTCAAGAGGTCACCGCCCAGATGGTGATCACTGCACTCATGAAAATGCAGCAAGTAACATCCGGGTTCATGATCGACGACAAGGGCGAGATCATCGATTTCTGCAATACAAAGAACCCCAAGATCGATGCAGTAGTCGACGCGATGGAGGACATCGTGGGCAAGGCTATCGTGTTCGCTCATTACCAGCAGACGGTGAACTTGCTGGAGAAGGGTCTTAAAGACTACAAGCCGCTCGTAATTCGTGGCGGTATGAAAGTGGACGATGTGCGGGATTTGGTCAAAGCGTTTAACAGCAGTGATGGCCGAAAAGTACTGATCGCGCAGACGGCCACTGCCAAGGAAGGTCTCACTCTGCTTGGCACGGAGAATCAGCCTTGCTTCACGACGATCTTCGTCGAAAACACGTACAGTCTGATCGACCGCACACAAGCGGAGGACCGCAACCACCGGCATGGCCAAACCGCTGAGCAGGTATGCTACTTCGACATGGTAGGGAGCCCCCTCGAATCTAAGATCATTAAAGCTCTCCAGAGCAAGAGTGATCTGGTCAAGACCGTTATGGAGAGCCGCGATGTCTGAACGAATGCAAAGGTACATCGAGACACAGAAGGAACGAGGCTTCAAACTCGTTGCCGTCTGGGTGCCGCTTGACAAAGTCGAGCGTCTTAGGAAGACCGCCGAAAGGTGGCGTAGAGATTCGGGGCACGTTACGCTTCGAGCAAACATGCTTTACAGAAAGAAGAGGACAAAGAAATGAGCACGATGAATTCACACATTCTCAATGAAGCTATTCGCGCAACGGCTGAACGTTCCAGCACACACGGTGGTCCTGAAGAGCAATTCGACCACACCGCAGGGCTGTGGTCTGCGTATCTTGGCTTTACTGTTTCACCGGCAGACGTTTGCCAATGCCTCGCTCTTCTTAAGATGAGCCGCAGTAAAATCGGGAAAAGCAGCGTTTCTGACCACTACATCGACCAGACTGGATATGGCGCTCTTGCGGGTCGTATGGCGCTAAATAATTATCCCAATCTGCTCGATCTCGAAAGAGCAATTAAGGAAGCCGACACTACTCATCTCTTCAAAGGCACAGAAAATGGCCAATAAGAAGGCAGACGAAGACGCCAAAAACGCCGCAGTAGAAATGTGGAACAGTGGCAAATCGTCTGGTGACATTGCTCATGACTTGGGGTTCACCCGATCCCAAGTCATGGGTATAATCCACAGGGCCAAAAAGGCGGGGAAAGCCATTGTAAAGGGACCTCCTCCCAAAGAGGTGGTCCCCAAGGCTGCGATCTCTAAAGTCGTGCCTCCCTTCGTGTTCGGGAAGATGGTTACGGGGGCGAAAATGGCCCCCACACCAATGAAGCCCGAACCGGTCTTAAAGGCCGACAAGTCTTATCGCGGTCCGAAGAACATTATGAATGTCGGGGACGGCGATTGTAGATGGGTGGTGTCATCGGGCCTTTTTTGTGCTAGACCGGTGTGCAAGGCTGGTAAATCGTGGTGCGAAGAGCACCACAAAATCGTTTACGTTAAGTCTACAGAAAGAGAAAAGAAAGCCCACGCCGAAGTCCTTATGCAAAAGTTGCGGTTTAATTTCTAGGATCAGAGGAAGCCATGCTAAATACCAACAACCATAATGGTGACAAATACCTGTTCTCCGGGTGGCATTGGTCATTTGGCTGGCTTCGTCGTCCAGAGGTGGACAATCACAACGGATTTTGCTACGAAGCCGCCAATGGTGATTTAATATTCACTAAGGCCCGCATGCACAGAAGGAACTTGTTCCTTGACTGTTGGATAGACAAGAACACAGGTGAGCGGTATCTGGCGATCAGCAAGATACCGCGCAACCACGACACCGCCCGTTAAGACACGCCACCGCCGGTGACAACAAATTGGTTGCTTGCTACGCAAAGGATGGTGGCAAGGCCATACCCCGCCAGAGTCCGCGCACCAAATGTGCTCGTGCCGACAAGGATTAGAGTGACACCCCCCGCAGGGGATATGGTCTTGCTGCTGCCAGCAAAATTAAATACAGAAACCAACTGACCAGCAGAGAAGACACCAGCCGGAACAATTATGTTACCGGCTGTGATAGAAACATACTTGCCGTTATCACTGGCCTGAAGCGTGTAACTTGAACCCTGTGAGTTAACTGGAACAGTGCGGACGTTGCCGATTGCATCAGTCACGCTAGTCTGTGAGACGAACGTGTTCACAGTGAGCGTTGACCCGTCAAAGGCCATATTTGAAGAGCCAGTGAGAACGCCGCCCGAATTGTATGTGACCTGTCCATTAATACCCGCCGTGGTCGCAACGGCTATGTTCGTGCCATCCGAAAAGATCGTCGTATTGACCTGTCGTGGAATGACGACACTTGTCCCGCCGCCACCGGATGCAACCGTGACAGACCATGGGCCACCGGATGCGTCGGTCGTTGTGTTGCGGACGATCCACTGGCCACCCTTCCCAGACGGGATTGTATAGGTGACGTTGGCACTCATCGCACCAGAGATGGAAAGCACCAAAGAGCGATACTGCGTATCTGTTAAGGTCGCAGAACCGCCGGTCGCATTTAGCGAAGTGACACCACCGAACGCCTGATCAATAACGTCCATGTCGGCGTTGACCGGTACGTTCCACGTATCGACGTAATCGCCGTTGCCGGGCTTCTCAAGAACCTTATTGGTGGTAAACGACGAAGCCATGATCAGCCCTCAAGATTACGGTTGGCGATTTCTAACGCTTTGGCTATTTGGTTATCATCGGATTTTAGCAAAGGCTTGGTCTTGGTGCTATGCATCCGTTTTGCCTTCTCCGCTTTGGCGATAAGGCGTTCAGCGTCAGCTTCGTGATTGCGGGAGATTGACCCACCGGTTTTCTTCGCGATACGACCGCCAAATGCCCTTTTCGGGGGTTCTGCCTTATCCTGCTTCTCTAACCCTTCTGCAACGCTGTTAATACCCTGAGTGAGGGTAACGGTGAGGCGGTTATAGAAGTCTTTTACCTGAGGATAATTCGACACCAATTCGCCAAAACGGGCAATGTCATTGGGGTCTTTAGACAGTGCCAGCGGTAGTGTTGATTCAGCAATGCGTCGTTCGGCCAAAGACGACGCGTACTTGATACCCATGGCCCCAAGACCGGCCATGACTGTCTTGGCGTCAACGGATGCACCCAATGCGGACGCCACATTTGCACCCTGAATGATCGAAGACAGCACGTCACCAGCGGACACGACCCCCGCAGCAGTCAATCCCACGCCGGTCGGGGTAATGCGATCGGACAAGAAACGGATAGTGTCCGCCTGATTAATGAGGCTCTCCCGCATTACCGCACCGGAAATGCGATTGTATGCCTCTGGTCCAAGCACATGCTGCATATCGCGACGGAAAGTCTCATCTGTCGCGAATTTCTTGGCAATATGGCTCAGTTGCCCACTCTCGACGCCGTCTTGAATGCGAGCAGCAACGCCCAGACGAAGGTATTCTTTATTCTCAGGGTCCATCGCGTCAAATTCGCGGCGAACGTCACCCCGCTTAAACGGATTCTTGCGGCTAGAAATGAGAGACGAAGCGAATTCGTACCCTGCTTGCGGAGCCTCTTCACCAACGAACGTTTTGCGGCTCGCCCCTACGACCTCTCGATACGTCTGGTTGCTGCCGCCCCTGAGCATTATTCTATCAAGTTCATCACGCAAGGTGTTCTGCGTGGCCTTGTACCCAGCCACCAGCTGGTTATCGCCGGTTCTTTCAGCAGCCTTAATCATCGCGCTGAGTTCGCGGTCCACCTGATGGTAGAACGGCAAATTGCCCGGAGTAACTTGAGGAGCGACCTCTGCCTGTCCGGGGAATTTCTGAAGACCGGTCGGAGTCTGCAGTATGCGCTCTTCAACGCCCGGTTTTCCCGGAGTTACAGACGGTGGGCGGATATTAAAGCTGTCCGGCAATTCCCCGGCCCGGTCAGTTGCCCTTTTCACCGCCGTTTGGAAATTATCGCTATTGGCGAGTTTAGGGCTAGCGATCGGGATCGAACCCGCAGCCGGAGACCCCTCTAGCGTCTTCCAAAGAACATCGCGAATCCTGCTGCCCGCAACAGCGTTTGCTTGTTGTAGGGCGTCAGCATCAAGGCGAGGAACGCCTACGGTGTCCCTGATGACCTCACCAACACGCGTACCCGCTTCAGATGACCGATCGATGAGGTGCTTGTTGAAGAGACCAACGCGCGTCTGAGTAGACGGCGAAACGTCACCCATGCGGGAGATAAGCGTCAGAGTGCGTGGACCAGCCATATCTACCAGAGTGACAGGGGTACCTTCTCTTATGGCCGCCTGAACCTGCTCGAAAGACATGGGCGTCTCGCCCTTGCGCAAGTCTTCTACCAGAGCCGCAGCGATGCGATCACGCCCAACAGTGGCGGGCAAAAGAGCGTTAGCCACCTTAGAACCGGCATAACCGCCGCCCAGAGCGGACGCCAGTCTCCAGAACGGTTCGTTCGACTGCCCCTCTGTTACCAGACCAGCCGTCTCTGCAGCGGCACCGGCCCCACCGCCGGTAATGGCGCGACCCGGCATAGTGGCGAGGCGGCCCGGAACTGATTGGACCGCACCTTCAATACCCGCTGCAAGGACTTTCTCCGGACCAGTCTGGGGCTCGTAGGCGCTCTCTGGACGACCGACGCTCTTGTAAACGTCGCCCATTACCTTCTTCGCGCCCTTGTACGTCGGCAGACCTAGCAATGGGGAAACATACCCCTTTTCCACTACACCGGGCATAGCTTCAGATTCGCGGACCCACGGCAGGGGCTTTTGGCCCATTTCTTCTGCTTGCTTGGGCGAGACGATATCCATCTTCTCTGCCGCCGCAAGACCGACGCCACGAGCGAATGTCGGCAAGTCCTTAGCAAGAAAGGTCTCGACACTACCCGGTGCACCCACCAAAGACGGAACGCCACGGGCTACTTCAGAGCGCACAGTCTTAGCCAGACCACCCGCCACGTCTTGGAAGCTGCGTGGCGGTCTAAGTTCGTCCTCTACCTTCTTCGCCACCTCAGGCGTAACGATTTTAAAGGGGGCGTCATCCTGAGGCGGTGCAGCCGGTTCCTGTTGGCGGATGATTTTGAAGCCTTGATCTTCGTTCATGCCGCATTACTCCGGAATGCCAAAGTAGCCGAGAATGCCCTTGCCGTAAGTGTCGGTGATCGACTTCTTTTGGGCGGGGGTCAACGTTGCACCACTACGAGAGAGGTATTCAACCACCGTAACGTTCTGACCGGTAGTCGGGCTTCTAATGCCTTCTATCTGGTCGACGAACATTTTTTCGATAGCTTTGCGGTCGCGGGCATAGTAGGCTTCAGAGTACCTGTTGTCAAACGCGCGATTGGCTTCACGGCTGGTCAATGCCGCAAAATCGCGGAATCCGGGCCGATCCGCCATACCAGCGTTTTTCCACTCACTAAAGAACTGGTCCTTGTCGATCTCGCGCTTGCCCTGCGTCATGAGCTGCGCCATAAGGGCAGCCTGAGCACCGGGAGTGTTGACGAGGCTAGGGATACCCGACGCCATCGCCTTAAACGCTTCAACCGCCCTAAGCTGAGACGCGTCAAGGCGGCCCTGCTGGAGCTGATTGACGAGCTTGTTAACCTCTTCCTGACTGGTCAAGATTTTCGAATCTATGATCAGGTCAGGCTTGCCCGCCATTGCGGCAAGGTTCGAGAGCGAACCGACGATAGGCTGCAAGAAGTCCTGCAGACGACCGGA